CTCCGGGGGGTCCTTCAACATAATAATCCGGTTTCTTTAATCACCACTACGACGATTCAAATCTCGCTTTCGATACAACGTGTATCACGAGAGAGAAGAGCGCGTAATCGCAAAGAAAAACACACAGAACGCTCACAATCATAAACCATTACAGTTATTTATAATCATTAAACGTATATCACCAACTAATCTATTTTATTCAATTAATCACTAATATATATTATATCAACGAATCCACCTGCTGACACCAATCTTTTCGTCGATTGGCAACGGCTGTCACTCATTAACCAACAAATCACTAACTAGAACAAGTCAACAATCTTATAAAAATTACTTCTTATACGATTGTGTTCCTCATTCAAATCAGGCGATTCATCAGTCAACACCGATAAAAATATCGATGGTTGTTCATGAATGTCATAATGAAGTGGGTAGTTATAACCTTCTTTGGCTTGAAGGTCTACCGAGTACGGCTCCGGCATCTTAATTGTAGATGAAAGAGCTTTTCTCCATAAGCGTTTGACGAGCACGTCATAACTAATAGTTTGACGTTTTGCTCTTCGGAGTTTAGCACCTAGATCACTTAAAATCCAGGCCTTCTTTGAAGGTGCTGAGCCAGTAATCATATATTTATCACCATCGTAATCCAATATATGACCCACCAACATCTGCTTCCCTTCATATGGAACGTTTCGCAAATTTGAAACATCATCCCATTTCAATATCCCTTCCTCGAACCTAACAGCTCGAACATTGTAATGACTGTATAAAACATCATTACTTGAATATTGATAGGCATTTTCTAACAGTACTTTTAAACAGTACAATGTTACCAAATCTTTATATGAAACTAAGGAAGTTCCTTCCCAATCAACACCGGTTGTAAACTCATAATTATCGAGTTGAAAACCAGGGGGCTTGGGGGCCTCCTCCATCGCTAAACTCCACAGCGGCCAATCTCCAGATGGACCTTGAATAGGTAGAGAATAATTCTCATGAATTTTCCTACACATTCGAAGTTCCAAGTCAGATGGAATATATCTACCTATACATGGTAAACCAACTCCACCTAATCTTTCTGGAATAAACCAAGGACGCATTTTAGCTACCAAAGATCGTTTATTATAAGCTATAAAGTTCGTTAGAACCTTTTCACGTAACAAAAATCCTTGTTGATCATGATATTCAGATATTTTAATATCTGGACATGTATCAATAAGCTTGCGTGCCCTAGCACCCAATGATCTCTCCAAATCATCACTATTCGCCGATTCACCCGATCGAGTAAAACCCATCAGTAGACCTAGATTAATAAAATCTGACCTACGGAAGAAATGTTCATAAACATACTCTTCACCTTGATGTTTTCCCGATTCATGGTATCTCATCTCTGTTCGAAAACAGCCCGCAGGGGAATGGAAAAAGCAGGTCGAGTTCATATTCAAGAAATAACTTGAATAATAAACTTTACCCACCGATTCTTTCAAACCACAAAAAGCGGTCACTTGTTTCCAAATGGAACGACCTAGTGAATTAGTAACCATAACACAATCATCTCCGTTAATGCACATCTTTGCATTAGCTAGACTTATATACGATGTAAACTCTTGTTTATCAGATAACTCCAAAGCCCATCTACATAATGCACCATTGATGATGCACAATATAGGGAATGAAGTTACTGAACCCATTAACTGACCAGTAGTCTGATCGGCTTCTAAACCTTCAATATCTGAATCTTTAGGACCGACCATAATATGACCTGTTAATGAGCGTTTAAACAAGTATGTAAATTGGGGATCTAACTCCAAAACTTTACATATCTCATCTACAACAATATCCGAACACCAACCATGTAACTCGTTAGTTGCGTTTTTATAATCCACTGATAAATACCGTAAAGTACTATCAAGTGTTTTACCTAAACGTTTCTGGATAAACTCAGGTGTTATTTCCTGGCCTATCAACGAAAAACATGGATTTTCTTGTACAGTCTTCCACAAAAACTTTTGTAAAGGTTTTAGGGCTGTGTATAATAGAGGTGGTCCGGTTGTGATGGTTCTTATCTTTAATGCCTCTGGCAATGATAAGGGAGTAGCCTTTGGCGACTCTTTGACTGCTGCATCCAACACCCGATTATAAATCTCTGCAAAAACTAACTGCAGTCTTTTCTTATCGATATGGATCCGTGACTTTTGGGTAGGACCTCTTGTCCCACGCGTCACTTTCGTACATATTTTACTTACCACCAATAACTCAGTACTCGCGATCCCTTTAAAGAGATCAGGTCGATGCTCTAAGATTTCTCCCAGAGCACCGAAAGCACCACGACTTGCATTATAATGTGAGTTCTTCGAAAAGATAAAAGTTTTAATTTTATCCAATTCGGAAAACTGTACATACTTCGAACCACCACGCCTTTTGTTTAAAAACAACTCACGCACAGTTCGACGCAATTCATGATCCACTGATTCAATATTTAAAGAATCTGGAGTCTTGATATTACTGCATTTATGCAGAGTAGTTAACAAATGACTACTCGTCGGCATAAATGTTGGTTCTGTTAAAGTCCAGAAAGTTTCAACAGACGCACGAAGTAATTGTTTCTCATCCGGTCTAGGCATTCCTCGTTTTGCACCGAGTATTGTCTGACTGAATGATTCAAAAATCTTTCTTCGTTCATCTGGGAATTCCAGATCTTTCCACTTTATAACCATCGATATCCACCGACCTGCTCTACCACAGAGCAGCATGTGTGGAATATCCCATATATCTGTCGCTCCTTCAATGAGTGCTGGATATGGAACATCATCCTGTCGTTCATCATCGAATATCATCACTGCACTATAAAAGGCAGCGAGTTTGTATTTGACGAACGCCATTGACGATTGACACTGAAGACTTGATGTCTCCCAGTGCCTATACGAAGTTAATGGACTAAATCCTTTAGGATTAAACCCGTGTAAAATGCAAATCTTCATTATGACATTCACGCAATCGTGAATGAATCCAGAATCGTGCTTTGCAACACAACCCTGAAGGAGAAATAGGTTTCTACCATCAACCCCTGTACCAGGTACAGGATCCCCGAGTTTCTCAACACTCGGTATCGCTAGCAATGTCTTGCTAGGACCATCACCCACAGTCAACATAATACGACTACGGGGGTCTCGCGCTTTCTTATTATTCTTTTTAGAATAG